CGATCTCGGGGATGACGGATTCGACCATGCCGTATGCCTGCAACATGGCCTTGTTGAGGATGTTTTCGGTGATGCCAGACAGACTCATCGTGCTGAACCCCTCAGCCTTGATTTGCAGGTCCACGCCCGCATTGATCGCCCAGAGCTTCCGAACGTAACCCATGTCCACGCTGCCGACAGGGAAGTGCATCCCGTTAAGGGCCGCGATCTTCGCCATGATGCCATGGTAACTGGTGGACCGGAACTCGCGGGAGGCCGCGATTTCCTTTGCCTTGTCGTTGAGGCCGGCGAGGGCGTACTTCTCGGGCATGTTGCTGCCGAGGCAGGCACCGGCCGCGACAACCTCGTTCACGTCCCCGGCCGACATGGCGGGCAGGGCGCCTGTGTTGATGTTGAACGGTTGGGTGACGTTGTTGCGACCCGTGGGTCCGCGACTTGCCCGCAGCACCTCCAACTCGGCGCGATCGGCATCCCACCCCTCCTCAATCGCCTTAGCCTGGATGTCTGGGAAGTCTTTGGTCGCCTTGATGACGGCGGACTGCCGCTTGGATTCCGTAGCGGCAACGAGACGCATTTCCTTTTCCAGTTCCTTGCGCGTCTGCACCGTGAAACCATTATCGCCGTCGTCGGTCTTGACGGCGGCCTTCACTTCCGGCTTCTTCACGTCCACGGCATCCTTGTCCTTCTCGTCAAACGCACCGGACGCCTTGTACGTGGCGAGCAGACCATCGTACTGCGCCGAGTCGAGAGCGGAGGCGGCAATAAAGCCAAGGGTTGCCAGCCACGCGGAGAATTTCATCTTCATGGTACTTACTCCTGCGGACTGAGCCGCAATGCGGGCACTCGTGTCGTCATCGGCACCAAGCGCCACGAAACTGATTTCTCCCAGCGACGTTCGCCGGGCGATATTTACAGGTCCATCCCACGACTGCCCATTGGCGGTGGCAGTCTGTCCTTCGGCTACGAACTGATTGGCTAACACCCTCGCCCCAATCGACGCCTGCCACGGGAATCCACTCGTTCCAGAGTCGCGAACCTCTTCTGCGTCTTTGCCCTTGCCGCTGATAACACCGGCGGCTGAGAGCGTCTTTCCGGTATTGGTGATGGCTGTGGTGTGACCAACGATTTTGCTTTGGTCGTGGTCGCGAAGGGCGGGTCGGCTCTTCTGTGTACCATCCATTCCAGCCAAGTCCACCACAACCGGATACTGCCAACCCTTGAGTTGGAGTTTCCCACCTGTGTAGGCCATCATCGAAAAGGTCGGCGGCCCTTTGGTGACATCAGCGGCGGCCTGAATGGCGATTGGAGAGTCAATAGAGATTTCCAGATCGCAGGCCGTGGCCTTCGCTCGGTCCTCCATCATCGCCCGCGCCACACTCAAGCATTCCTTGGCGGCGTTGCAAATGTCGGCCGAACATTTCGGATCGGTGGCGATATCTTCAAGGGCAGCAAGATGTACGGCGCCAGCCTTCCCGTATGGGTATGCGTACCATTCTTTTGCAGGAATGATGCTGGGGTCGGACGAAAGATCAGGTTTTCCTTCGGCGATCCCCAAGAACCACGGAGCGAAGTCGGACCAGTTCGGGGGCGATCCGAGCAGTGCGTTGGAATCCTCAGCAGAAAAGCTCCATCCGGCGTCAGGCAGGAACTTGCCGGCGGCGATCAACGCTTTGAGGTTTTCCAGAGAGCGGCGGTTCAAACGGTACGTCATTTGTCATCCTCCCCATCGTCAGCGGCTTTGGGTGCGGGCTCCGGCGCCTTATCGCCGTTCGGATTCTTCGGGTCGTCTTCGGTTTCAGTGGACACGCCGCCGCGACGCGCCAGCATCGACTGGAACATCGCCTCACGATATTCTTCCAGAGACACGCCATAATCCGCGGCGGCCATTTCGTCCTGCTCGTCAATGTCGAAGGAGAGGTCGGCGGCTTCTTGGCGGCGGCTCGTAACACCCGAGTCAATGCGAGTCTGCGCGGCGGTGGCAACCTTGCCCGGATCGGCATGATCGTTGACGCGATCCCACGTCCATGCGTGAGGGAGTTGTGTGGGGTCATCGGGCATTTCCGGGCTGTCGGGTATCAGCCCCAGCAGCATTGCTTCGCGTATCCATTGCGGCCACACCCGAGTATTGCTCAGTCTTGTGTACCGTTTGCGCTCGTTGAGAATCCGCTTGCCATAGGGCTGCATCGCGACATAGGCGGAAGACATGTTGGCTTGACGTGCGTCCAGCGAAACGATGAAGAGGGGCATTCCCAAGGCTCGCCCGAGAGCACCAAGCTCGATGTTGACCAGCGTGTCGTAATTCGCACCCGGCTGTTCGGTCTTGAGCATTGATGCTTTGGTCCCGGCGGGCAGTCGGTTGAATGCCCCGTACTCCATTTCCCAGGTGTCCTCCATCAAGTCTGACGAGTAGACGGGATTCCCGTTTTGGTCGCGGAGTATCTGGCCGTTGGCATCAGTGAGTGGCTCGGCGGCGGTGGCGATGGCGGGGGTTTCAACGCTGATCCCCCATTTGGCGGCATTCTCGGCGCTCAGCACAGTGGCCAGTCCGAGACGACGGAGGTTGGCGGCGTTGGGGAGGGCGGGGAGGATCGAGGGGATGCCACGTTGCTGTCCGGGTCGAATGCGGCGGTAGTCATGCACCACGTAGGCGGCCGGCCACGGATCGAATTCATAGCCCAAAATCACGAACGCCCCAAAGGCGCCGGGATGCTGCCGCAGGACGTGGTAGGTCTGCGGACGGCCCCATGGATCGAGTACCACGCCATCGAAATATTGATCAGGGAATCGCGAAGGATACATGCCGAACAGGGGCGATGAAACTTGGTCGGCCTCAATATCGAACACGTCGAGCTTGATGGGATTTTCAAGGCTCGGATTGGTTCGCAGGAGAAGGAACCCTTCGCCGTTGTAACAGGTCGCCGCACATGAACCGTGGAGTTTTTCGGAGTACCCCACTTCCTCATCCCAGTTAACCCACAAATTTTCGACGGCTTTGTTGAGCGCCTTATCTTTCGTGGTGATGTGTAAACGGGGCCCTTTGCCGATGACGTAATCGGCATAGGTGTCGATCAACCCGAAGAGCAACGGGTTATTGTGAAACTCGTACCGGCACTTCATGCGGAGCGTGCGCCGGACCTGCCAAGAGGCGGCGGCGTCGATGGAGGTGGCGTCGGCGAGTGCGAAGTGTCCGGCGTTGAGTGGCGTGGTGAACTGCGAATCAAAACGGGCCTTCACGTCTGGCAGACGATTGCTACCGATTCGGACAATTCGCGTTGGGGCTGGGGTAGTCAAACCGATCTTGTTGGTGAAATTGATGATTCTGTCGGCCAGCGTGCTCATCGTTCCCCCCCCGGCACATTGAATCGAAGTCCGGATGGTGACGAGACGCGGATGCCGACGCGGCGGATACCGGCCCGGCGGCCGGCGGCGGTGGCGGCGAGGGCCGTCAAAACGCTGAGTTGGTCCTTGAGATTGTGTTCTCTGGAAGAGCCGAGCCCGCTGACGACGACTTCGCTGGGGCCATTGGCTGAGTTCGCGACTGCGTTCTTGAGATCGTTTACCGTGCTCATGCGGACAAGATGGCATTCAAATTCGCGAAGAGCAAGTAGAAATGAGATAAAATTGCCGTTTAGTGATAAATTCTCCTATGCGTAGGCCACACAATGGCAAAATTTGCAATTCGTAGGGGGGTACACGCTCTTGAAATCACCAAAACGACCGCTAGGTCCAACTCACCATTATCGACGCCTCATATCGCCAGCAAATTAGTTGATGTAACGACAATCGTTATCGCTCGATTGTTGTCCAGACCCGCCCGCAGTTGCGACATACACGATAACGACGGATTGCATTCTCCATCCGGTCAGTATCGCGCACGCATTTCCCGTCGCTGAATTGAATGCAGTGGCATTTTGGGCACTTCAAGCCCTTCGCCCACGGAGCGGCGGCGGTCCACTGATGCTGGACGATGACGGGAGGAGGCGGGGGCGGAGCGGGCGCAAGCAATTCGACGGGCGCAACTTCGACCGGCACTTCGATGGAAGACTTGGATTTCGTTCGTTTGCTCATAGATCGCTCCATGCGTCAATTCTTCTTGGCCCATCGCGGGGTCGGGAAGGCGATTTCAACCCTCCGCCGGTTGGGAACTCGCGTCCCGCGCCCGCTCACGCCCTTCAAAACCACAAACGCACATTCGAATCAAACACTCGCACGCATAGGGTTCAAGAATCCGAACCCCCTCATCATCCACGGATAGCATTCCTTTGGATCTTGAATAGAGGGTGCTTGTGATGCGCTCCCCGCATTTTGGACAAAAATTGAAGGTTCCAAATTTCGGAAGCGATTCAGCTTGCTCGCGAGTCAGTAGCAGACATTGCTCTAGCCACTGCTCTGCGAGACGCACAGATTGGTCGGAAGGACCTGTTTGCTGTTTTTTGGAAGTGAATGGCCACATTTGATTTATCCTTTTGTTAGAACTTTTTCGCCCATCTGGGCGTGGGGACATTTATTATCTTCGCCGCACCTCGCGGCTCGTTTCCGATCCGCTTGCATCCCAGCATCGACGCCGCCACCGCGCAGCCGACCGCACAGTCGAGCCATTCGTTGTCTGGACGGCTCGGTCGCAACGTCCATTCATCGACCGGGATTCCCTTTGGACTCGTTGGAGTCACGTAAGTCTCCGCCGTGATGTGCGAGGCGAACAAGCTGTGTCTCTCGGGATCATCGCCGAACAGTGTGATGGCGCCGGGGTCGCCGGGGGCCGTCAAGAACCCAGCATGAACGAATGACTTCCACCAATTCGTGTCGATGACACACGCCGGAAACTCCCGCGTGCCCTTCACCGCGGGGAAGTACCATCTGCCCAGCGTGTCCCACCGCTCCCCCTCTTTGCGTTTCCGCGAGGCCATCGGACGGCCCCCGGCCCCTATGCCCTCCCCACGGCTCGGTGACATTACCGCCCCACCCTTGGAAGTCTTGACCGCGTGAATCACGTTTGGCCACTTGCCCGAGTCCACGAGCATTTGCCCGATCCGCGCCAACCCCGCTCCCCCCGACTTCTGAAAGTTCCGGGCCAGCAACCGAGAAACCAAATCTTCCAGACCCGCCTGAATCGTGCCCTCGATCCCGCGGTTAGGATACCTCGCTTGCAGATTGCTCGATGAGTTCTCAATATCTGCCTTGGTGACATCCCGGCGTTGTTGCTCCGGCCACACCCCATAATCGACCACATGGCCGGTGAAGTTCATCTTCCACGCCACGACCAAATACCAGAGCGAGTATTGCTGCACGTCGATGGCACAGGTCAGTATTGGGAATTCCAGCGGCACCTCGCTCCACGCTCGCCCGCTGACACGCGAAACAAGAATCTCCGGTGTTAGACGATGACCGACACTCTCCAACGTCAGTGGTTCATTCTGAAATTCCGCCGCGAAGCCCGCTGGGCCATACTTGTAAAAGGCGTGCATCGCCGCTTGCACCGCCGTCAAGTTGCGCGGGTCATCCAGCCGCTCCGCCCAGTCCACGACCGCCCCACAGTCCATGCAGTTTGCTTTGTTTGGACACTCCGCACAGTCTCCGGCGGTATCGAGCTTGCGCCCCTGCTGACACATCCGCACACGGTAGAACTCCTTCGCCTCATCAAGCGGCTGGTCGGTTTGCATCGCCTGCTCGCGTAGTTCGCGGTATTGCTCCCACAAAGCCTTGTTGGTGGGCCACGAATAGAGCCTCTTCGTCCTCTCCCCGCGGAACTCCGGGTAAAGGCGGCGGTCGAGAAGTTGATCCGCCAGATCACCGCGTTCGATTACTGTACAGGGAATCAAAATTGCGGTCTGTTGATCCGGCCCCGCCAACCCCTGCACATCCTGTTTGATCGTCTTGAGCCGGTAGGTGGTCTGGCCGCTTGGCCCCTGGCTTCTGGCGGATTCCGCGGTCTGAGGATCATCCGGCAGCGCCAATGTGGGTCGCACCACGCGACCATCCGGCATGGTGTGCCACATCCCACGAATCTGTCCCTCAAGACTGGTCGCGGCAATCACGGCGCCGGATGCAGCGCCACCAGGAATCGTTGGCAGGACGATCTTGTCCTTGCCCCATCGGATGTTCGTCTTCTGCCCCTTGTATCGCTGCCCAAGGCATCGGCGGGGTTCATTCTCCAAAAGCCGGATCGGAAAGCATACCGCTGGGAAATCCTGGTACAGCAACTCGTTTTCTGTGAGCGTTTTTTTGAACCATTCAATCGCTTCAGACCCCTGTGGGGCCGTGGCGCCGATGATGACTGCGAAGAGGTGGCGACCGTAAAGTTCCGCCCACAGCACGGCCGCTTGGCAGAGGCGAGTCTTTCCCGACCCGCGAGGCATGGCGACCGCCAGCATGTCGTGGTCAATGACCACGCGCTCTACTTTGGCGATGACTTTGCGTTGATCCTTCGACCATGGGAGATAGAAAATTTCCGGGAAATAGGTTTTGCAGAAGACTCCAAACTCCGCTTCGCATTTCTTCCGCCGCTTCGGATTCTTGCACCGCGGGATTTTTCCAATATCCTGCGCGGCCTGGGTGGCCGCTCGCTTTCTTGCGGCATCCCAACCAGCGGCGCGGACCCGTGGGCGGCCGGCCTTCCTTTTCGGTTTCTTGGGATCAGGTTTCGTCATGGGGTTTTACTCGGCATAGGAATTTTGTGTTTCCGGCAGAACCGCCGGGCGGTGGACTCGGACACCTCGCGGGAGACGGTGCGGAAGGTCCCGCGGGCAGGGTCATCCCACCAAATGACATGCCCCTCCCACATGGTGTAGGTGCATCGTGGCGACGTGGGGGTGAGGGTAAGCGTCGGTGCGATGATCTTCGGCTTGCGGTTCATGCGTTACCTCGCTTCAAATTGGTGATGTCGTAGTTGGCCCACACCACCTCTTCCATGCGGCGCTTCATTTCACCACCAGCGGCGTTGTTCGGTAGGTTAAAGGCGATGCGATGCCAGCCGCGTGACAACTCGGCCTCGCGGTACAGTTCCGAGTCATACCCGCTTAAGAGAAACTTGCCTTTGATGCCACCCAACACCCCCAGCAATTCCGCATGATCCTCTCGCGTCATTTCGTGCTCATATTCCCCAATGGTGGCGCGTGTCTCGTGAAGATACGGCGGGTCGAGGTAGAACAGCGTAGCAGGGCCATCCTGCTTTCGGATCACGTCCACCGCTGGTTGGTTCAAGATCGCCACACGGCGCAGGCGTGCGTGTACTTCTGGCAATCCATCCACCGCATTCATCCATGCCGAAGCCTGCTCATTCATGCCCCGCCGTGTGCGGGTGCGTGAGAGAGGAGCAAAATCCTTCATCCTCCCCGACATGCTCATACGGCATCGGATGTAAAAGGCCACGGCCATGCCCGTCATGCCGTCAAGGCGGACCTTGCAGTCCTCCATTTCTTTTTTGGAACCCTCCCATTCCGCTTGGGAGAAGGGAACGCATGAGAGCCGTCGGCTGAGTTCTGCAAAGCTCTCGGGATGCTGCAACGCCCCCCAAAAGTTCGCGAGTTCATAATAGATATCGTTGACTACCTCACTCACGCCTTCCGGGTCTTTCGCGAGCAGGACGCAACCGCCGCCGAAGTACGGTTCCACGTAATGCGTGTGAGGACACATTAGCGCAATAATCTTGGGGGCGAGGTAATGTTTGCCACCATGCCATTTCAGGGGAGGAGTAATCACTTCACGCCCTCGCTTTCTTGACCGGCATGGACCATATTGTGCGAGCGCGCAAAATGGTTGGCTCGTTGCCTCCGTTTGTCTTCAGCCCACTTGGCCCGCAACCGCAACGGGTCAGTGCGGCATCGTTCGCAATAGTAATGGCGGTTACATCGCGGTTGGAATGGCCGGTAACAGGACCGGCAGTGTTTGATGGCGTATATTTCGGATTTCGTCATGCCGGGTTCTCCTTGATCCACTCGCGGCCCTTGTCAGTGACATGCCAGATCGTGTGTTTCGATCGCGTACGTGCCACAAGTTTGCGGCGCTCGAGTTCAAGCAGGTCCGCACGGTCGGGGAAACGTACCGTCTTTCCATGGATGCAGAAAAATCCAGTATCGTCCGGCACCGCAAGGCTTGTGATTGTGGAATATCCGCCTTGGTCCACCAGCCGTTGCAAAAGGATGCGAAGTTCTCGCTCGTGCATGGCGGCGCGGCGGTCGTGTTCGGCTTGGGCGATGGGGTTCATGCCTTGCCCTCCAACTTCTTGAACGACAGCACCCACACCCATGGGTTATCCTGCCACCTGCATCCGGGGCGTTTGCCGTTGATGGAGTCCCAAAGCGCGGAATATTTTCCCGCCAGGTCTACCACGGCGTCGTGCTCTCTCAGGGAAGAGGACACCCCTTCCGAGATGCAATCGTTCGCACTGATGTCCTGCAACCTCTCCACCTTGGCGCCCGTGATTTTCAGCATGAGGCGGCTCACAAGACGGGGCATGAATATCGGGGAACGCCACCGCACATACTCTGCCGTGTCATCCCAACCTGGATCGGTGGCACGGTAGAATGGGCCTTCTCCATTGGCTCCAAAGTTCTCTCCTTTGGCCCACGTCTCTCGGACCCAAAGATAATCCCCGACTCTCCATCGCGGCATGATCGGCTCGCCATCGTCCCCGCATGGCAGGTAATCGTTGAACCCTTCAACGCCAGCAAACCCGCATTCTGCCGATGGTTGCGGATTCACGACCCGCCGCGTCTGAGTCTTCCTGCCCGCGAGGATTGCCCGCACGGACTCCGCAGTGAATATGATCGGATGTTCTTTCATTTCGCGACCTCCAACTTCGGCTCCACGAACCTCTTGTCAAAATCCGCCTTGACCTCGTTCCATAACTGTCGAATCGACTCGATATCGACCGGGCGATTGTCGTCCGGCCAGTAGCAGAATGGGGCGTTCGCGTCGATCCAGTCGTTCACCGTCTTGTTGATTTCCAGATCGTCGATTTCCCCGTCTTCCGGGATGCAGTCGCACAGGTACTCGGACATCTCAAAATGCCGCCCGTTGTCAGGTTTCGTGTGTACAAGCTGGACATCCTCCAAAGCCCCGCCACCTTCCATGAACTCGTATAGATATTCCCCGAGTTCGTCGGCATCATAGAAGAATTTATCGGTGTCGTAAGCGTTCAGGTACGCCTTCCCATCCCACGCGACGGCGTTCTTGTACGCTTCATCCCACCGCTTTTGACTGTGTTTCTCGCGGCACTTCTCACAGAGGCACCATCCCTTCTCCATCCGCCCATCGCACTCGCTGCATGGCATGTCAGTGCATCCGTTGTACCTCGCCATATGCTCTTCCAACCACACGACGTTGGTGTTTGTTTTCGAGAGCCACCCGTCCAGTGTGGATCCGTCTGGTTTTGTGATCGTCACCTTTTCGGCAGCATCTTCGTATCTCATTGCTTTACCTCAAAATTAGGGTACTTGAACCTCTTCAACTCCATCACAGTCTTCGGCGAGTCCCCGCAGCACAGCGGGCACTTGCGGATGACACGCCCTACGATGGGCTTCTCGGACAGGATGCGGACGATCCCGCCGCAGGTCTTACATGGGATCAGGTTGAGCATGACGCACCTCCATTTGTTAGCCCCACTGTGCGGCCATCGCTTCGGCGATTGACACAAAAAACCTTGACCGTTCATGCCTTCGCTCTTCGTCGGTGGCACAGGACATCGCCTCTGTCCTGTGCCACGGACGTTGCATCTTGCGGCCGGCACATTCGGTGTCATATCGTTTTTTCGGTTTCCCGGATGCAATGCGAGTGCCAACATAGATCGGCTCAGGGGGCGGCACTGGTTGCGGGGTTTTGTCATTTCCGAATAGGGTGTCACGCCGCCACAACAATGGAAGCCCACGCAACCATAAGCACGTTCGTTTTTGAATTGGCTCTCCAAAATCCCACGGGTTTACGATCTGGTTTGCTGGGCGAAATCTGACATGCGGCAATCCGAACGGATTTTCAACGCACACTCTCGGCGCATTGGCATGATAGCAGAGCATGAAAAATTCCATCGCCGCTTCGCGAAGTTCAGCCCGCCCTGGAGAATTCCAATGCGCCGTCCCCGCGTAACTCAGGTAGGTGCATGGGGGATGAGCAACCACCAAATCCCACGGCTTCCGTAATTCTTCAGTCACGTCGCACTGCATGTGCTGTCCTTGGCTCTCGCTCGGCAACAAGTCGCACGACCACACATCATGACCACGGGCGGCAAACGCGTCCCTCACGATCCCACTGAATTCACACGCGACCAAGACTTTCATATCGCCACCTTTCGCCGAACCACCGCTCGTACATCGCCGCCAGTTTCTTATTCAAACGCATGGCAACTTCCTTCGCGCTTCCATATTGCAGAAACGGCACATTCCCTGAAGAGCGCCAAAAGAGCACTTCTGGCAGACAGGCTTTCCGCACATTTTGCAGGCCACCCATTTCGTCCCACAGCGGCAAAAGTCAGTCTTCGTCTCGTATGTAATATTGTTGATAATATATTTCATGCCTGCACCTTCGCTTTCGCCAGTTGGTCCCACCACTCATCCCGGCTCATTTGCAGCGGCATCGGCAGGTCTACTATCGTCCGGTCGTTATCCTTGTGCGATCCGACCTTGCCGGGGTACATGATTATCCGGTTGTGGACGAAGCGCTCGCAAAGCAGATGGGTCCACCACGGCCCCGTCGCGGACAGGGCCTTATACTCGTTCATGCCTGGCTCGTGGTCCAGAATTGCCGCCTTGCCGTCTTCCCGCTCCTGTGGCGACCACCCACTGAGTAATGAGGCTTCCTCTGCCTCTTCGGTCTGGACGCGTTCCTGATGCTCTGGCGACACGTCTGAGAGCATCGGCTTGGGGTTCTCGCGGTTCACCACCTTCAGTGCTTCCCGGATATCAACCAGCTTGGGCTGGCCGTACTTGGACTCGGCGAACACGCGACCGATGGCGGCGCGAACGTCGAACTCGGTGAAGTGTTGAAGGCGGTCGAACCAAAGCTCGTTGGACTCCGGCGTCGAGGTCCACTTCGGCCATAGCTTTGAAATGTACTCGCCGATGCTGGCGAAGTCTTCGCGGGTCATTTTCGTGACTCCTGAAAAATATCCCCAGTGAATGCGTTTTTGAAAACCTTCGGCGGGTCGGGTGCGCCAAGGTGCGACCAGTGTTTTAGCAAAGCGTCTGCGGTGCATGACACATTGGGCCAGCGGAAGAGATACAGGTCCCGGCGACGACGAATCTCTTCCGGCGTAGCCATATGCTCTTTCAGGTTTGCGACAATCTTCCCGACATGGGTTTGATCCGGTTTGGCGACGGTGCCACCAAAGAACAACTCGGCAATGGTGTCCCAGATGGGGTCTGGTGCTCGTTTCCTTGGCGGTGGCTTCGTTGCTGGGGGGTTGGACGGGGTTGTCGTGGCTGTGGCGGGTATTTGCGGGTCTTCCGAGGCTTCCACGTCCGGAGGAACCCACTCTTCCGCCGATGAAATCGGCAAGGGTGGGTTAGGTGGGTTAGGTGGGTTAGGTGGGTTAGGTGGGTTAGTTAGTGCGCCGTTTTCGGACAGCGGCGCGCCGTTTTCCGCCGAAGTCTGCCGTTGTCCGCCGTTGTCCGCCGTTTTTGATCGTAAACCCTTGTTAATCCTACGCGCGATCCTTTTGCGAACATAGTCTGGGGCATGGTCAGCAAGGTCGTGAACGTAATAACCATAGTCATCATGGTCTAAAAAGTGTGCCGATGCTAGGGCATCAGTAAATACACCCTTTTTGCCCGGCCATTCGGCCGCACATTCCACATCTTCGGATGGGCCGACGAATGGGTCGGCGGTGGCATAACATGCCTGCCACAACGTCTCCAACAACCCCACAATATACGGCCGTGGTAGATCCAAATCCCGACACAGGCGTTTGAATTTCACACACGACCATAAGTCAGATTTTGCCATTCATCACCAATCTATCCCCCGGCAGCGCGTAACCAGCTTTCCACGGCGGCTGCGAGACCCACAACCCGCGAAGGAAGTGTTGCCGAAGAAAGCTGGTAACGGATTGCCGGTAAGATGGGTGTCAAGTCTCGCATGGCCCAAACCCTACCGCCGCTCAGCTGCCACGTCAAGAGAAATCACGCGATAAATTATCCATATCAAGGAAGGTAAATGATTGGATGGATAAAACAAAAGTTTATGAT